CGATCTCTCGTTAACCGGCACATACAGCCAAACAACCACGACTATTACTGTTACGTCAGCCAATCACGGTTTAGTAGTTGGGCAGCGTGTTGCTTTGGCGTTTACCAGTGGCTCGGGTGCAAGTGGTGGTTTTGCTGTGGCTACAACACCTGATGCCAACACGTTTACCGTGACTACACCGCTTACCGGCACCAACTCTGGCAACGTGACTGTTTACACAAAAATAACCGTTGAACTTGGCATTGCGGCGCTTACGCAAGGCATGCTGCTAGTTCCCGGCGAGGGCGTCCTTTGCCCAAACGGCATCTACTACGTTGGAATTTCTGAGCTGACGGTGTTCTATGGCTAAGAAAAAAGGGCCATCGCTTGCGGTTGGCCGGGGCGAAAAGCTCCCGGTGTCCAAGGGTGCGGGCCTGACGGCCAAGGGCCGTGCCAAATACAACGCTGCAACGGGCAGTAACCTCAAGGCTCCACAGCCGCAAGGTGGCCCCCGCAAGGCTTCTTTCTGCGCACGGATGTCAGGGATGCCCGGACCCATGAAGGACGAGAAGGGCAAGCCCACTCGTAAAGCTGCGTCTCTTGCAAGATGGAAGTGTTAAATCATGGATTTGCCAGTTTGGAATGTCATTCTTTCTTTTGCATCAGCACTGCTGTTGTTTTGGGTGAAGGTGTCTCACGATGAAGTGAAACGCCTTGGCATTTTGTTGAGCAAAACCCGCGAGGAACACTCCGACAAGTTTGTAACCAAGCACGACATGCACAACGACATCAACCGTGTGCTGACCCGTTTGGACAGGTTAGAAGGCAAGATCGACGACTTCATGAAGGAGCAGCGAAGTGCCCTCAACTAGCAAAAAACAACACAACTTCATGCAGGCGGTGGCCCACAACCCATCGTTTGCGAAGAAGGTAGGGGTCCCACAGTCCGTGGGCAAAGATTTTTCCAACGCGGACAAGAGCCGCAAATTTAAAGAAGGTGGCGATATGAAAGAGTCCAAAGCAATGATCGGTAAAGAGATGGCCTTCATGAAAAAGAAAGGCGCTCCCAAGTCCATGATTAAGCACGAGATGGCCGAAGCCAAGGGCAAGCCTTTTGCCAAAGGCGGTGGCATTGAAATCAAAGGCAAGACCAAGGGTAAGATGGTCACAATGAAGTCCGGCGGCAAGACCTGCTAAGACCATGATGGCCAGTCGCGGCATGGGGGACATCGCCCCTTCCAAAATGCCCAAAGGCGTGAAAAAAGCACGCCGGGATGACACCGACTTCACGCAGTATGCTGAAGGCGGTAAGGTCAATGCGGCTGGCAATTACACCAAGCCCAGTCTTCGCAAGAAGATTGTGTCGCAGGTAAAAGCTGCTGCAACCCACGGCACTGGCGCAGGCCAATGGTCGGCCAGAAAAGCGCAGCTTGTGGCCAAGAAGTACAAGGCCGCTGGCGGCGGATACAAGGATTGAGATGAAAGCCCCGCAAAAATCGCTCAAGGACTGGGGCGACCAGAAATGGCGCACCAAGTCCGGCAAGCCGTCGTCAAAGACGGGAGAGCGGTATTTGCCCGAAGCAGCGATAAAATCGTTATCATCCGCTGAGTACGCCGCAACAACCAAAGCCAAGCGGGCTGGCAAAGCCGCAGGCAAGCAGTTCGTGGCGCAGCCCAAAACTATCGCAAAGAAAACAGCAGGGTTTAGATAATGGCCACATCAGGAACCTCCGCTTTTAACCTTGACCTCACCGAGATCGTTGAGGAAGCGTTCGAGCGCGTGGGCTCCGAGATGCGCACGGGTTACGACTTGAAGACGGCACGCCGTTCACTTAACTTACTGTTTGCTGACTGGGCCAACCGGGGCATCAACATGTGGACGTTCGAGCAAGGCACGCAAGTGCTGACCCCCGGCGTTGCTACCTACACCCTCCCCGCTGACACTGTGGACTTGATGGAGCATGTCATCCGCACGGGTGCAGGCAGCGCCTCAACGCAGGCCGACTTGACCATCACCCGGATCAGCGTCTCAACTTACGCCACGATCCCCAACAAGTTGCAGCAAGCCCGGCCCATCCAGATTTGGATCGAGCGCCTGAACACGCCGCAGTTCACCGTGTGGCCCGTGCCGGACAACACCCAGACGTACACGCTGGTCTACTGGCGGCTGCGCCGCATCCAAGACGCAGGCAACGGTGTAAACACAATGGACATGCCGTTCCGGTTTATTCCAGCAATGATTGCAGGGCTGTCCTACTATTTGGCCATGAAGGTGCCCGGAGCGCTGGATCGCTTGGCAATGCTCAAAGCGCAGTACGACGAGGCGTGGGACTTGGCCAGCGCCGAAGACCGCGAGAAGGCTGCCGTTCGCTTTGTGCCCCGCCGCCAGTACCTTGGGAGCGGAACATAAATGGGCAATCGGTTTGCCAGTGCCAAGAACTCCATTGCGCAGTGTGATCGTTGCGGCTTTCGCTTCAAACTCACAGCGCTGCGTAAGGAGATCATCAAGACCAAGACCTATAACCTCTTGGTCTGTGATTCGTGCTGGGACCCCGATCAACCGCAGTTGCAGCTGGGCATGTACCCTGTGGACGACCCGCAAGCGGTGCGCAACCCCCGCAGGGACACAACGTACGTTACCGCAGGACCAAACACCGCCGGATACCCCACAGGCGGCTCAAGAGACATTCAGTGGGGCTGGAACCCTGTTGGCGGTGCAAGGGCGTATGACGATGGCCTGACACCAAACACACTGGTATTGACTGGATCAGTCGGTCAAGTGACAATCCAAGTAACTTAAGGAGTCCGTCATGGATGCAAAAAGCGCAGTTCGCAAGCATGAGAGCAACATGCACCCCGGTCAAAAGCCCACCAAACTCCGCGCTGGCGGAAAGACCAACAGCGACATGTTGAAGATGGGCCGTAACTTGGCCAAGATCGCCAACCAAAAGTCCCCCGGTCGCAAAGGAGCCTGATATGGCCAAGATCAACAACAAACCGGCTTCGGCATATGCCCGGCCACACACCATGGGCGGCAAGACGGTCGAGGCCGTACTGCCAAAAGTAAACCCCATGAAGCACATGAAGGACACCAACGTGTCCGTGGCCAACAACCACAGCAACGAGTATCCGGGCACCAAGACCTCCGGGATCAAGATTCGCGGTACTGGCTGCGCCACCAAGGGCACCATGGCCCGAGGCCCAATGGCATAAGGTAAGAGATGAACTACACCGCGTTGACCGCTGCCATTTGCGACTACACGCAGAACTTTGAACAGGACTTTGTTGACAACATCCCGGTGTTTGTGCAGCAGGCCGAGCAGCGCATCTACAACACGGTGCAGTTCCCATCCCTGCGCAAGAATATGACGGGGATACTTTCTTCTGGCAATAAGTACTTATCAGCTCCGGTTGATTTTTTGGCGGCATATTCGTTGGCCGTCATTAAGGCGGACGGCTCATACGAGTACCTGCTCAACAAGGATGTCAACTTCATCCGGCAGGCGTACCCAACGCCTACAAGCACCGGGCTGCCAAAGTACTACGCTTTGTTTGGGCCTACAACAACGAGCAGCTATCCACCAGCTATTACGAATGAGCTGTCATTCATATTAGGCCCCACGCCTGACGCTGGGTACACGGTTGAGCTGCATTTTTATTACTACCCAGAGTCAATTAGCGTTGCCGCATCTGGTCAGACATGGCTTGGCGATAACTTTGACTCTGTGCTGCTGTATGGTTCATTGGTTGAGGCGGTGACGTTCATGAAGGGCGAGGCCGACATGGTGGCGCTTTACAACACCAAATACACAGAAGCACTTGCTTTGGCCAAGCGTCTGGGCGACGGGATGGAGCGCCAAGACGCATACAGGTCTGGTCAGTACCGGCAGGCGGTGACGTAACATGTCCTTTGACCAAACAACCACGACGCAGGCCAAGTACGATGCCCTGACCTATTTGGCCACGGGCACGTTGAAGATGGCGCTGTACACAGCCAATGCGGACCTCAACGCAAGCACAACGGTTTATACCACCACCGATGAGGTAGTGGGCACTGGGTACGTTGCAGGCGGGAATACGCTGACAGGTGTGGTGGTGTCCCAGTCGGGCTCCACAGCCTATCTTGATTTTGATAACGTGACATGGGACCCTGCGGCCTTTACGGCACGCGGTGCCCTCATCTACAATACAAGCCTTGGTAATCTTGCCATTGCGGTATTGGACTTCGGCGCGGACAAAACCGCAACCACTTCATTTACTGTGCAGATGCCCGCAAACACGGCAACTTCAGCACTAATCAGGTTTACATAAGGAGCTTCAAATGCTTATCGACAAATCTAGTGCAGCCGATACTGTAGGCAGCCAGCTCATTCAAAACAAAAGCGCTGCCGATGGCGTGCGCGGTGGTGGCGTGTTCCGTGTTGAGTGCCGTGATGCGGACGGCAATCTGAAGTGGACCAGTGAAACTCCCAATTTGGTGGTTAACGTCGGTCTGCAAGACATGAACACCAAGTACTTTTCAGGTTCTGCGTACACTGCCACTTGGTTTATTGGTTTGTACGGCGCTGCCGCCTCCAACAACCCCGCTGCTGGCGACACCGCTGCGACCCATGGCGGCTGGACGGAAGTTACGGCCTACAGCCAAGCCACCCGCCCCGCTTGCACATTTGGTACAGCTACAACCGCTGATCCATCTGTCATTTCAAACTCAGCTTCTGCTGCCACGTTCAGCATCAACGGCACAACAACTGTCGGCGGTGCGTTCTTGATTAGCAACAACACAAAGGGTGGCACCACAGGGACTTTGTTCTCTGCTGCTGACTTTGCTGCTCCCGGCGACCGTGCTGTGGTGTCAGGCGATACCTTGACCGTCACTTACACCTTCAGCCTCGATGCTGCTTAATTAGGAGATTGACATGGCAACAGCATTTAAAAAAGGCGACACAGTTAAACTGAACGCCGTTGTACCGCAAGGCCCTGTGATGGCTTTGCGGATGGCCGAAGACGGAGTGGTGTCCTATCTAGTCGAGTGGGTTGACGCCGCAGGTGAGACGCAACAACGCTGGTTTACTGAAGACCAATTGAGCGCTGCTTAATCGCGGCTGGGGCTGACGCATGTTTGGGATAACCCCCTTCGCGACGGCCCCGTTTTCCTCGTTAGGCGGTGCGGCTTCAACAACCTATGCGTGTAGCGTAAACGAAAGCGCGGTTGCCGCCGATGCCGTTTCTGGCGCATTTGCGCTTGCATCCAGCGTTTCTGACTCCTCTGTTGCCGCCGATGCCGTTTCAAGTGCGCTTGCGCTTGGGGCCTCCGTTTCTGACTCCTCTGTTGCCTCCGATGCCGTTTCAAGTGCGCTTGCGCTTGGGGCCTCCATAAATGAGTCGGCAGTTGCGGCGGATACCGTTTCAGTTATTGCAGCGTTTCGTTCCTCTGTGGCGGAGTCCGCCCAAGGCGCAGACACTACCAGCGCCCGTATGGTGGCGGTTTCAAGTGTTTCCGAGTCGGCCGTTGCCTCGGACGCAAACACTTCCGGTGTGTTCGTGTTGCGTAGCGTTTCTGATAGCGCGACTGCCGCTGACACAACTGCTTCCTTGTTCTCCGTGGGAACTGTGGTATCCGAAACAGCCGCTGGGGCAGACGCAAACAGTGCCGCAGTTTCTTTCGGTTCTGCTGTTAGCGAATCAGCGGTAGGCAACGATGCCACAAGTGCAACTCGACAGCTTTTAGGCGCTGTTGCTGAGACTGTTACTGGCGCAGATTTGGTTGCAGCAACAAGAATTTTACCCGCCGCTCTATCGGATACAGCCACAGGCGCAGACACAGTGTCTGCCGTAAACCCGATAACGATGTCGGTCTCGGAGTCGGCAACAGGCTCAGACAGCATTGCGGCATTGCGAACGCTACCCTCCTCGGTAGCGGAATCTGTGATTGCGTCGGACACCATCTCAGCAGCAAGCGCCGTTCGGGGCACCGTCTCTGAAACGGTGTTAACCACGGACACAAACAGCGCCCGAGTTGTATTTGTGTCGCAAGTTTCCGAAACTGCCGTAGCGTCAGATGCAGTTTCATCGCGTCGAACCCTACCTGCATCGTTTGCTGACACCGCGACAGCGGCAGACAGTATTGCCGCCTTGCGGACCTTACCGTCGGCAATAGCTGATACCGTTACTGCGTCTGATGCAGTAGCCGCAATATTTCAGATTTCTGGGCAAGTGTCAGAAACTGCTGCCGGAGCAGATGCCGCATCTACACGGGTTTTTGTGGGCGCAAGTGTTTCAGAGACAGTTGTTGCTTTAGATGCGCCGAGCGCACAACGCACATTGCCCGCCGCAGTCTCTGACAGCATAGTCGCAGCCGAGAGCTTGAGCGCGACCGCTTTTGTACTTACCGCCGTGTCAGAACTGGCACAAGCAGTTGATGCCGCCGCAGGGGCTTTAACACTCCCCACAAACATTGCCGAGTCTTTGGTTGTTGCGGATGCAAACGTATCCGCAACAACACTTGCTACCTTTTTGTCAGATTCTGCGACCGGCAGTGATTCTGGTGCCGCTCGGGCAACCATGTCTACCAACGTAGCAGAAACTGCGACTGGCGCAGATCAGTTGGCTGCCTCCGCCGCAGTGTTGGCCAATATTTCCGAGTCTATTGCAGCGATTGATGCGATACTCGCAACAGCGGTATTTTTTGCAAGTGTTTCTGAAGGGACGGTTGCTGCCGATCAGATTGTCGCCCGGTTCCTTTGGGAGATTATTGATGACTCCCAGTCCGCAGGCTGGCAAAATGTGGGCACGCCGCAAACGGCGGCTTGGGGCAGCGTGGAGAATACGCAAGACCCGCAATGGACCCTTATAACCACCATTTAAAGGACGATCATGGCTTTAGTCGTCAGAGACCGTGTTAAATCCAGCACCACAACAACTGGAACCGGCACCATTACGCTTGGCGCGGCAGCGGTTGGCTTCCAAGACTTCTCCGTCATCGGGGACGGTAATACAACGTATTACACAATCACCGACTCCGTCAACGGCACATGGGAAGTAGGCATCGGCACATACACCGCATCCGGCACTACACTGTCACGAGATGTGGTGCTGGAGTCTTCAAACGCAGGGGCGTTGGTGAGCTTTGCGGCGGGCACAAAGGATGTTTTTGTCACCTACCCAGCAGAGAGGGCTGTCATTGGGGGCATGGGGTATGTGGAGAACTCGGCAACGGTCTCCCAAAGCTCGACCATCAACGCAGGCAACAACGCAATGAGTTCAGGCCCTATAACACTTAATTCTGGGGTTACGGTTACAATTCTGTCCAGTTCGCGCTGGGTTATTTTGTAAAGGAAATATATGAGTTCACTTGTTTTATCAGGCGACACCAGCGGTTCGGTCGCGTTGTCTGTGCCCACCGTTTCGGGCACCAACACGTTAACCATTCAAGCAGCTACCGGCACGAATGCAATCAATGGGCAGGGTACTGCTGTTGCCACCACCAGCGGTACGTCAGTTACCTTTACAGATTTGCCGAGCTGGGTAAAACGCATTACGCTCATGGTAAGCGGCGTCTCTACAAACGCTGCCAACAATTTAATAGTCCAATTAGGGACATCGGGCGGTATTGTTTCTACGGGCTATCTTTCTTCTTTAGGAGTACTTAATGCTGGCGCAGGAGCAAATACAAGTGCGACTAATGGTTTTTTAATTTCTAGCAGCAATACGGCATCTGTTGTTTCTGGAGTAATAACAATTACAAATTTAACTTCTAATACTTGGGTCTACAGCTCAGTCACTAAAAGTGCTACAACAGTAGTTTCAATGGCTGCGGGTGATATTGCTTTGGCTGCTACATTGACTCAAATCCGTCTTACCGACACAGCAGGCACAGGAGTTTTTGATGCTGGCACAGTCAACATTTTGTACGAGGGCTAGTCCATGAGCACCTACTCCCCGAGTCTTCGCATTCAGCTAATCACCACCGGCGATCAAGCCGGTACGTGGGGCAACACGACCAACACCAACCTTGGTACGCTTATTGAGGCAGGTATCGCGGGGTATACTTCGGTGTCGGTGACGACTGCCAGCCAAGCCCTGACAGCATTGGACGGTGCAGCGGACGAGTCCCGCAACGCAGTCATTGCGCTGACGACAACCACCGGAGCAGCGTTCAACGTCTATGCGCCCCCGGCTGAGAAAACGTACGTCATCTACAACGCCAGCAGCTACACGGCGACTATTTACAACTCGACCGTGTTGGGCAACACCACAGCAGCAGGCGCTGGAGTCGCCATCCCCGCTGGCAAGACCATGACCATCTGGTCAGACGGAACTAACTTTGCCTTGCAAAACACGCACCTGATCGGAACCGTTGTGGGCAACGTGACGGGGAACCTGACCGGCAACGTGACGGGGGACCTGAACGGCAACGTAACCGGCAACGTAACCGGCAACGTAACCGGCAACTTAACAGGCACCGCCACGAATGCCACGAATACAGTAAACTTGGTTACAACAAACTGGACTGTTGAAGAACTGGGTGGTCAGTTGCTGTTTAAGTACGGCGGCGTGACCAAGTTCACGATGGATCAAACAACGGGCTTTACGGCTGCATAAGGAGTAAACATGACAGTTACAGTAAGCGGGACGTCAATTACGTTCAATGACGCAACAGTTCAAACTACGGCTGCGGTTAATCCTCGGCAGGGCGTCACCACGGTAACACTAACATCCGCAGCGCCCAACGCCACACTTACCGCCGCCAGCAATCAGTACATTTTAATTTTAAACGATGCGACTTTAGCAGTTGCGCCGAGCTTGACGTTGCCAAACATGACTACGCTACCGGTAGGCACAGAGTATTTCGTTTTTGGTAATACTACACTTTACAACGTAGCGCTGAAAGACGCAGGCGGCACTGTGCGTGAGTATATTGCTCCGGGGGCTAATTTTGTACTCAATATTAAGGACATCAGTACGTCCGCCGGTCAGTGGAACGTCGCGTTCCCGGCCAACGCCGTGAGCGTAAATCCTCTTTATCAGACGACTCCCGCATCTAACGTAAAAATAACTGCGGGCACAACCACTTCAAGTTACACCCAACTGGTACGCCTTACCTCTACTGAATTTGCGTTGGTTTGGGTGGAAAGCACCTCCCCCGCAAACGGTAACTCTGTCGTCTATGCGCGTTTGTTCACGGTTAATCCCACAACCAGAGCCATTACGGCGGGCAACACGGTCACTGTTTACACTTCAGGGACTGGCTCCACTACAGCGTTCTTGCCCAATGCTGGTATTGTTTATGATACGGACAATGCGGGGCACGCGCTAGTTCTTATAATGGGTTTTTACTTTCAGTATATTGCCGTTTATTTTGGCCTGTCGGTGTCGGGGGGAACGCTGTACGCAACGACCGTAACCAGCGTTAATGCTGTTCCGGACGCGGGCGCGGGATCTCCACTTACTCCAACGGTTTATATCGGCTATCTGGGAAGTTCGAGTGCATATGCTCTTGCGTTTGCCCTCGGGGACACCGTTGCCAATGCCCTTCTGTATATTCGAGGCTGCACTGTTACCGGCACCACCGCGCCAGTGCTAACTAATTCCGCAAGTAACACAAGTATTAATACGGTAATAAGTGGCTACTACGCATACGGGGCTCGTACAAGCCTTACCACCTTTGTGTGCGGAGCGGTCAATACCGTTGGCAGAGCGGTTTCCTACACCCCAGCCTCTAACACGTTCACTGTCACTACACGCACAAATCAAGCGCGTCTTGACATTGAGCAGGGGGCAATAGCAAGTTTGTCTTCGTTCGCAAATGGGGGCTTTATGTTCTCAACGGGCAAAGCTGTATTTGGGGACGACGTTTATGACGTTGCCAACGTTGGGGCTGCCGGTGTCACAACTGTACTTAGTACAGGTTTTAATTACAAGCCAAACTACGCTTCCGCCTATCTGAGTTTAACCGGCGCGAATGTTCTTGAGGCGTACCGGTCAAGTATTTATGTGAGTGGCACATCTATAATAGCTGTGGGATACCCCTCGCGATTCCAGTGCGACCCTTCGCAGACAACACTAAACTTGCAAGAATCCAACGGCATATACGGCGTTTCTAGTTTTAATACGCCGGTGTTGCTTAGTACTACATTACCCATCTTCTGGACTTCGACTGTAACTTCCGGGGCAGGTGGAACTTTTACTGCCACCACCATTGTGGGCGATGCCGCCACGCCTATCACACTTTAAGGAGCAGTCATGTTTGAATTCATTAACAGCGGAAATGTGATAGCCACCGCAGACAGCCCTAGATGGCTTGAGTATCTATACCAGCTGTATCCCCACGGCAACATCGTAGAGGTTGCGCAGAACCCATCTGCTGTTGTTCCTGTTACTTGAGTTTAAAAAATGAAAGACTGGCTGCTTGCGTTTATTGCAGCGGTGGCCTTAATTGCTTTGGTGCTTTGGTGCATCCGAACTTTCTGGTGGGTCTATGCTGGTTGAGCTTGCGGCGGCAAACGCGGCGTTTTCCGTTATTAAGCAAGCCTTAGCCAACGGCAAGGAGCTGTCCTCCCTTGGCTCAAAGGTTTTCGACTACTTTGACAACAAAGCAAAGATTCAGGAAAAAGCCACCAAAAAGGGTGGCGGCTCCGACATGGAAGAGTTCATGGCGCTGGAGCAGCTCAAACAGCAAGAGCAGGAGTTGCGCGAACGCATGGTCTATGCTGGCAGGCCGGGCATGTGGGAGGATTGGGTCAAGTTCCAAGCCGCTGCCGCTCGTCGCAGGCGCGAAGAAAAGGAAGCCGAGGCCAGACGCATTGCTTTGCGCAGAAGAAAGGCCGAACAATTTGTTGAGTACTTGGCCCTTGGCATCGCCACGGTCGTGCTGGTGGTTCTCATTATTTACGGCATTGCCTTGTATGTGAGGTATTTGAGATGAGCAAAGGGTCAAGCTCCGATTCAACGCTCGACAAGGTGCTTGGGTATGTTGACTCGCCGTTTAAACTGTTCGCCATCATCCTGATGGGCGTGCTTGCGTTTTCGGGCTACTTCCTGTGGCAAAACCAAGAGTTCATGCGCGATGCCTATAAAGAGTCCAAGAAGCTGCCGGAGATCAACACCTCTCGGACAGACGATGCCAGCGCCATGCTGTTCAAGAAAACCGGCGCAACGGTGGTGGCGGTGTTCAAGGTCAATCCGCTTTTTGGCAGCCGAGTGCTTTACAAGGCTTACACAAAAGACGGGCGAGATAAGACGATTGAGGACATTGATGTCGGGCTGTTCAGTCAAAACGCAGCCAACAACGCCGATGTAATCAAGCTGATGACCAACGAAGTGCCGTGTAGCGAATACCGCTACGCCCAGTCTGAAGTGGGTCTGTGGTACATCGAGAAGGGTGTAACCTTCACCTGCCGGATAAGCGTGCCGCCCGACAGCCATCGTTTTGTTGGGCAGATTACTGTGGGGTGGGCGCAGCAGCCCGAGAGCCTAGAGCAGATTAAATTCATGCTGGAGATCGCCAGCGCCATGTTGACTAAAAGGGGTAACTGATGCTTTCACTATTTTCAACTCTTGGGGGTCTGCTGATCTCCGGCCTTCCAAAACTGCTGGAATATTTCCAGAACAAGGCTGACCAAAAACACGAATTGGCTCTGGCCGCTGTCCAGACTGAGCGTGAGCTTGCCTTGGCCGCTGCTGGCTTTGCTGCGCAAGCCAAGGTCGAGGAAATCCGCACTGAGCAGGTGGCAATGGAGACCGATGCCCGGATGACGGAGGCGGCTTTGGCCCACGACGAGAAGGTGCTTGAGAAGGCCAGCAAGTGGGTTGCCAACTACGTGGGCACTGTGCGCCCCACTGTGACCTACATCTTTGTGCTTGAGCTGGTGGCAATCAACGCCTTCATGGCGGTCTACCTGTGGCAGCGGCCAGACCTAATCACGGGTATTGACGATGTGATCCGCTACTCCGACCTGATCTTTAGCTCTGATGAGATGGCCATGCTCGGCGGCATCATTGGCTTCTGGTTTGGTAGCCGCCAGTGGAGCAAGAAGTGAAGCTCTCCAAGGCTGGCGCTGACCTGATGCACCAATACGAGGGGTGCAGAAACAAGCCTTACTTGTGCCCGGCGCACATCTGGACCATTGGCTACGGTCATGTCTTGTACCAAGAGCAGATCAGGCTGCCCATGGTCCGCCCCGAGGGCAGGACTGACATTCCCATGATCCGCAAGGAATACCCACTGAAGCCGGAGGACGCCCGTGTCTGGACGAAGCAAGAGATCGAGGAATTATTCGCGGCTGACGTCGCTTCTTTTGAACGCGGTGTTTTACGACTTGTTCCCACTGTTGCTGGCCGTCAAGGCAGCTTTGACGCTCTGGTCTCTATATCCTTCAATTTTGGGCTAGGCAACCTCCAGCGGTCCACCATCCGGATGAAGGCCAACCGTGGGGACTGGGAGGGCGCAGCCGATGCGTTCAGGGTGTGGACCAAGGGCGGGGGCAAGGTTTTGCCGGGGCTGGTCAAGCGCCGGGAGGCCGAGCGTTCCCTTTTCTTGAGTTAAGTGCGAAAATGTCGCGTAACTGAGAGGTTTACATGCCATTGCAAAAACTATTGCTCCGTCCCGGAGTTAACCGAGAGTCCACAACGCTGGCCAACGAAGGTACTTGGTTCGAGATGGACAAGGTTCGCTTTCGCTCGGGATACCCCGAGAAGATCGGCGGCTGGACTGCTGATCTTGGCACCACGGCATCCACCTTAAAACCGCCAGCAAACACAGCCCCGCTTACTGCCGCCTCCTATTGGGGTGTTGCACGCTCGTTGTGGAACTGGGTTACGTTGGCGGGAAACAACCTGATGGGTATTGGTACTAACTTAAAGTACTACATTCAGCAATCCGCTGGCGGTAACTTTTATGACGTTACGCCAATCCGGGACACTGTTGCGATTGCTTCTAACGCGTTTACCACCACAAACGGGTTGACCACCGTGGTTGTCAATGACCCCAGTCACGGTGCTCAAAACGGCGATTTTGTAACGATCTCGGGGGTAGTGGGGGCGGTCAACGGCATTCCTGCGGCAGCATTAAACCTAGAGTTTCAAATTGTTTTTATTGACGCTAACTCGTACCAAATCACCACAGCTTCACCCGCCACATCGTCGGGCACCACAGGCGCGGCCACATTTACGTATCAAATCAGCACGGGCGGAGAGATTTACACTGCGGGCACTGGCTGGGGGGCAGGTGGCTGGGGCGGAGTTACGACGGGGTATGCCAGCACTGGGTGGGGTATTTCCAGCTCCGCAGGCGTAAGCTCGGGCACGCAGATGCGTCTTTGGAGCCAGTTTAATTACGGCCAAGACCTCATACTCAACCCACGCGGCGGGGCGCTCTATTTGTGGAAAGTCAACGTCAACCCCACCATTTATGACCGCGCTGTGCTGCTGTCATCGACCAGCCCAGCCCCTTACACCACGGATACTTCGTGCCCATCGGTGTGCAACGGCGTGGCGGTGTCGGATGCTTCGCGCTTCGTGATTGCGTTTGGGTGCAATGACTACGGCTCGGCTGATCTTGACCCCTTGTTGATCCGCTGGTCAGATCAGGAGAATTACGCCCTGTGGGCACCTGCGGCAACCAACCAAGCAGGTAGCTAGCG